ATGTCATTAAACATGTTGGAGAATCTCTTTCTCAAACGTGCAACAAACTTGGTAAACTTCAGTTCGTCTCTGAGGATTTCGGAGGATCTTCCCAGATTAAATCCGCCTTCGCCATCCATTCTAGACGGGGGGACGTTAAGTGATCTGTATAGCTTTTTCTTAAAGTACTCAATATCCGTGATTTCACCAAGGTTTTGACCTCCAGGAAGAGTAGAAATTTCAGTACCACGTCCTCCCTCTCGTCTAGGAAGCCAGAAATCCTCAAGCATTGCCATGTATTTTTTGTCATCACGAATCTCTCCTGTGTTTGCATCGTATACAAGTTTGTTGCGATAACGCATCATGACATCACGGAGGTATTGTTCTGCCTTTTGCTTGGGCAGATTACCAACGTCAATGTAGAAAATTCTACGTTCTGGTGCTCTGGACAAACGATAAATGACCAGAGAGTCCTCAATCATACGAAGTTGATTGAGAGATTTGATTGCTTTATGGAGATAAGAGAGTGTTGACCCCTTATTTCTATCTACTAAACCAGAGGTACAATAGGTAATTGCGTCTCTTGCAATCTTAATTCCTTGACTTGCACCCGTTTGCATTGGGTTGCCAGTAGGATAAGAAGACTTAGGATTATAAATGAAGTATTCTTCGATTTCTGGAAAGTCATAATCCATAGGATTATTACTCTGCAGTCTTACAACAGTCGAACCATCGTTCTTCTTTTTCTTCTGTTGTCTTACATAACGCATTTTCATTGCGTCAATATAACGAAGTTCTTGAATACCCTCTTGAGGATTCTTCAAGTCAATAATTTTATGATAATAGATACGACCATCAATATACCAGTTACGGTAAATTTCGTGTGCTTTTTTATCAAAGTCCAATAAATCTAGGATATACTTAAACTCTTTACGAATTTTAGTTTTGATGCCATCACTGGCATTTAGATTTGAGAGTTCAATCTCTACAGGACTATCGTTAGAATCAGAAACGATTGCCTCGTTCACAATATCTTCAATGGCACTATCCGCTTCAGGATGAAGTGACATCTCACGATATCTTTTAATTAAGTCGAACTCAGTGCGGTATACACCTTCAATGTCAACATAAGAACCAAAAAAACCACTACTCATATAGTGGTCAGCCCCGTCCTCATTGTTAGGAGGAACAGGACTGACAGCACCTGGAGATAGTGGTTCGGTGTCCTCAATAGAGAACCCAAATAACTTGGACATGATTATATAAATCTAAGTTTCCTTAGACTATTTAGATGGTCAAATATCAGGCGGAAGCGCCAGCTGGACCATTCTTGCTTTCAGGATACCAGTAGTTAACGGTAAATTCTACAGTAAACTCTTCAATGGTATCAGTGGTATCATAAGAAAGGTCAATTGCAGAGATGTTGGTAGGATAGATATCCGCAAATCTGTAGACTGCAATTGGTTCTAAACCATTATCCTTAGAATTTCCAGCTCCTTCACCAATGCTAGATTTCTTTCTTCCAAGTTGTCTTACGATAGCACTTCCCATGTAACTAGATGGGTCTGTTGCACCCGATCCATCCTGGTATTGAGCAACCAATTGTGCCCATTCTTCCATGGTTCTTCTGATTGCGAAATCAGTGTCATTAATGACAGTGATGGTCCAGGTATCAAATGTGCGGTCACCAGCAACTTTAAAAGTACGTCCTCTAAAAGGAACATCAATCGAAGCTACGTTAGACGCAGGTAAGTTTGCTGCTTTGCAGAGATATTTAAAAGTATCACCGTTTTCTGCTAATTGGGTGATGCCAGCAGGCATTCCGCCTGTTAAACCTCCCCCTGCAGCCGAGAACTCAACCTCAAATAGATTGGGGCGTGCGCCCCCTCCCTTGAGTTTAGATTTAAAATCGGAAAGTGAGTGTGCCATTTTTTAATCCTCCGTTTAGTTATTTAGATAATATGATCAAACTCTACCAACTACTTCCTCAAAACTGACGCCAGTTCTCGTAGCGACGAATGTGAGGGTTACGTAGTTGATGCTTCTAGCAGGCTTCAGGAAGATGTCTGCTCTAAACTCATTATTATCAATAACGTCTGGAGTATTGTTTGTAGAGTCACAAACAACCAAGTATCCATAAATTCCTCTCTTCGCTTCAATATCGCGGAGGTAGGGTTCGACGATGTTTCTAAAGTTTGCTCTCGTTAACTCATCATTGAGTTCAAAGAGTTGTGCTTGTGCTGCTCTTTCGAGTGCTTGCTCAACGGTGAGGAACAAACGACGGACGTTGATTCTGTCGAATGCGGAGGCGTATCCGAGAGCGGTCTTATCTCCGAACAGAAGTGTTCCGATACCAGGTGTGGTGATAAAGGAGTTGATTCTGTTAGGATACAGTTTGTCTCTTTGTGCCTTGGTTGGGTTGTAAGCGAGTTTGACGGCATTGTTGATAACACCACGCTGTTGTCCCGCAGGCGAGAACCATGGGAATGCAACCAAGTTAGTGCGAGTCATCAGACCAGCAACATCAGGGTTACATGGTACATAACGGAAGATGTTGTTGAATCTGTCGTACTGATACTTGTAACCACTATCGAAGACTGCATACGAAGACGATGACAGTGGTGCGAAGTAGTTAATCAGATTGTTGGTCTGGGTAGTTGTGTTCGTTACGTTAACGATGTTTCCTCTGTGAGGACCGACAACTGCAACACAATCCTTTCTTGCATTAGCAAGAGAGATGATGTAGTTTGCTTTTGCTTGAGAATCAGACTCAGCAGTGCAACCAGGACCCATGATTAGGTAGTCAACTTCAATCTCATCTTTGTTCTCGAAGAGACCGTAAGAGGTAATCAGGTTAGAAAGTTCTGCCTTCATTCCGCCTTGTGCGGAGTAGTCAACACCACCACCGAGGGTGAAACTCTTGTTACCCAGAACGGAGTAAGTTACGCCTTGTGCGTCCAGACCGAAGAGACCGTCGCCAGTTGTGACTGCGGTGAAGTCGGTGGAGAATCCAGATGCTCTAGGTACACAAGTAGAACCGCCGCTGGTAGTGATACCAGAAGAAAGGTTATATCCTGCATAGACGTTCGCGGAGAAGTCTGCGATATAATCTTTGTAGTAGTTCTTGGTAGGTGCGTTGTAATCAGAAACAGCGTCTCCTGCCTTGGACAGGTTGGTGTGACTCTCAAGCAGATTGCCTCTAATTCCAGTGATGCTTCCGTTGTCGTCTACGACTGCGATGTGGATGCCATCATTCTTACCACTTCTTTCCAGAACGTAGTTAGAGGAGACTGGTCTTGGAGCGATGGTCTTCCAGAACAGCGTGGAGTTTGTAAGTCCAAGAGTCTGCTGGTCATACCAGTCAACTGCGGTTCCAGGTGTCAGAGCACCAGAAAGTCTACCAGTAGTGTTAACACCAGAGTTGTTAACAATGTTCAGAGCAGTTCCAGTTCCGAACGCTGCGAAGGAAGTTCCCTCTGCATAATCAATCTTGGTTTCAGTAGAACCACCGCCAACTGTTTCTACGCGAGAAACAACTTTAACGTCGATTGTACTGGAGTTACCAGATGCATCAGTCGTCAGACCTGTGATGATTCCCTTCAGGAATCCAGTGAAAGAAGAAGTCGTTCCAGATCCAGGAATCGTTACACCACTCAAGGCAGCGGTAACACCGAATCCGACCTCTGCACCAATACCACTAAGAGAAGTGGTTGCGATACCAACAGTCTGGTCTGCGAAATCGTCGATGTAGCAAACCTTCAGACCGTTACCCCAGGAACCAGGGTTCTTAGCAGCATAAGTGAAAGTATTGTCGCTTTCCTTATGGTTCTGCTGATAGTCGTCGTAATTATCGATTTTCAGCGATGTCGTCGAAGCAATACCAACGCCAGCGTTAGCATTGTTCAGTTGATCGTCGCTAGTTCTGACAACCTTAAGAACTCCACCGTAAGACAGAAAGTTGGATGCACTCATCCAGTACTCATACTGTGCATCGGTAGAGATGGGTTTACCAAACGTATCAATAAGTTGCTGCTCAGTTTGGATGTCAGTAGCTTCGTCAACTGGTCCAATGGCAAAAGGTCCTGCAATTGCACCAATATTATCTAATACATTCTCAGCTCTTCCTACTGTAAGGTCAACCTCCCTGACTAATACGCCTGGAGACAATTGAGGAGTCGCCATGTTTTTTTCTCCGTGGTCTCATGTTACTGAAAATATTTATTAAAAAGCATGTTTTCAGAGGGGAAACTTGACGTGAACTACCAGTCTGGATACTCCCATCTGTTATCTGACTTTTTAGTTGCCAATATTCTCTTTATGGTACACTCTTTACATTCATAAGAATATGAAGAAGCAACAGGACCTCTATCTTTTCTGGTTCTATAAAAACTGTCTACTAGATTTTTCATTTCACCGCAGGACCTACACTTTCTATCTTGTAAAAGAAGATGACCTAACTTAATCTGACCATCTAAATCCATTAAGATAGATACTCCCACATGAAAGATCTGTCACCATATTCATCTGCCTTAAACCATCTATCTTCACCATCAGTAAAACTATCACTATCTAATCCATCATCCATGAAACCGAATGGTGCCATGTCCTGTTCGATTTGATTCTTCTGTTCTTCATATAATCTTTTTCTTACATCCTGGTCAGTCAGTTCCTTAAAGTAATCCATCTGAACCAACCAGGCATAGATGACAAGACACATTGCCAAGTCATCATTACAACCCTCTTCTGCCTCAAATGAATTATGCTTTGAGATGAAAGTTGTCAACTCTGAGATAATCTCATAATCATTGAAGAATAGTTTGTCCTCTTCAATCAGAGTCTTTAGATTAAGAGACCCAACCTTTTTAACAGTCTTGGACATCTTTACACCAAGTT